AAAGCAAACGAATCCTGCCTTGGCAGCAATGATCATCTCGCAGTATGGTGGACCATACTTCAATAAGATATACTGCTTTTCTTCTTATTAATATGTGTATATTATCACAGCGTTATTATATGCGCAATCCAGTATCTTATACACTGTTCTATAAGTTCGTCTTTCATTATTCCACCCACATCTGAATCTTATCAATAACATTCTTTTTGTCGCCTGCATATCCATCCATATTGTTATCCATTGAATCGTCTATCTGCTCTGGGTAAAAATTACGATTATTAAATATAGACACCATATAGTGCATATATTTCCACTGCCGTGCTTCTGCCTCTTCTTCCGGTGTGTAATAGATTATCTCAACAGCATCTATTTCATCCTTAAGATTTCCGGCATATCCATACTTTTCATCGCCTAAATCATAACCTTCAACATATGGCAGCCAATCTCCATTTTTTAAATGTACTCTGTATTTAACAGAGCCACGACTTACTCTTATAGCAAGACCTCTGATTCCTACATTATCACATTTGCCAGCCCAGTCTTCTCTGTCTGTAACTTCCGGCCACCAGCGGTCTGTATACGCTGCATATGTTACATGCACAGCTTTATCATGATCTGTATCTTCTTCTAATTCAGATTCATTAGTTTCTTCCCTGTCATTGTCTTGTTCATTCTCAGCATGAAGATAGAATTCTGATAAATCAACTACTCCATTAATACCGTCAACAATACCAGAACTTGTATACTGCCATCCAGCAAGGTTCGTAACGATGTCCGGTCTCTTATCCTGGTTAGGTTCATCATCAAGCTGCATCTGCTCATATCCAAGCCAGTACCTTGCTATCCAAAAGCTGCAATCTAATATTTCCTTATCTGCGTAAGGTGCTATATAACTTCCATACCAGGCTAATCCTGTATAGATGCCGAACTCATACCCAGCTTCCTCTATCACATGCTTATATGCTTTAATGATATCAATAAGTTCTGCTCCCAGATTCTGCATACAGGTATCTTCAATGTCCATCCATACAGTTACCTTACGTCCAGCAAGTACTTCAAGTACTCTATTAGCTGCAGCAATTGCCATTTCAACAGTAGATGTGTATACATAATTATATACTCCGCATATATGCACTCCTGCAAGCTGGCAGCCCTTCCAGTTGTTTTCAAACTGATTATCAGGTTCAAAGTCCCTTCTTATTACTTTCAGAACAGCATGTTTAACCCCCGTCTCTCTTACCCTATTCCAATCGATTTCTCCATTCCAGCTTGATACGTCAACACATTTAAGACTCATAATTCTTATCCTCACTTTCTTTATTCTTATTAACATTATCAAAAGATGCTTTCTGTTCCACCTGGCTCTTAAGGTTACTTACTATAGGCTGTAAGAATGGTGGAAGTGTCACACCTATATCATTTATATTTTCTAATATGCTTATTATTTCATTGCATATTAACCAGATTGCTACTATACAAGCCACTAAGAATGTAAATGGTAATGATATTCCTGCTACATCCGCAGAATAAGAAAGGAGCTGGTCTACAATAACGCCAACTCCTACTAATAACCACATACATATTTTCTTAGTTATACCTCTTATGCCCTTGTAGCTGTCCATCTTCTGATTTCTGTACCTGGATGCCATAAGTCCGGTTATGTAATCAATAAGATTACAAGATACAAGTAACAACACTGGAATAGCTAGTATTCCTAGTGCACTTATAATAATACTCCATATAACTACTACAATTGCCTTTATTCTGTCCATATTACTTATCCTCCGCTTTCTCTGTCTTTAAAGTTTCTGCTGTATCTGTTTCTTCCGTCTTCTGTTCGTTAGCTGTTCTAACAAGTTCATCGAACTTATTATCGAATTCTGCAATTTCTTTATCATACGTTTCTTTGTTTGCGTAGTAAATTGTTGAATCCTTGATATTCTTAGTGATGTTTATACCTCCTTCCTCTGACAAAGAAGCATTAAGATACATAACCTGTGTACTCTCTGTTCCTTCTGTCCTAATTGTTCCTGATAATGTTACTTTTTTCTGCATTTCTAGCATGGCTTTGTCCTCCTTGGATAAATATTTATAATAAGCTCTTTCGAACGAATTATTGTAATAAAAAGCACTTGGTAAATACCAGTGCAAATATATGATTAATAGGCATAACCGCACATACGATTACGATTATACCTAAGATTTTCTTATTTGATTTTTATGAATATTCTTAATTATTTTCCTCTATGTCTCCTAAACAGTAATTTTGATTTTTCTTACTTAGTTAAAGAATCAGAAACATTAGACCCAAACATAGATTTAAATACCGTAACAGAATCTGGGATATATTATCTTTCGGGTTCAGTGAACTGTGATAATAGACCAACTTCTCTCGTTACAAATTGTTATCTTTTAGTCTTTTGGGCTGGTGTTAATAGATGTGCGCAAATAATGCTCCCAGGAAACGATGAACATATATATTATCGTTCTAAAGCTACTGATAGAAACGAGTGGTATAAATGGAAAACAACTAACTAATGATTATCAAGCTATAACAGTAATAAAGTATTCACTATAGATTTAAAAAATGATATACAATGGAGGATAAGCAGCACAGGCATGTTTTATGGAGATTTTACAACAAAACTTAAAAATATTCGCTATGCTGTGATGCTTGACTGGAATGGATTGTCAACCTCTCAAAATATTAATTATTATATTCCTGATAATAGCAATTCAGGTCTAATACAATTCACTACTACAGATAAAGATTTCAAGGATGGTGCTTATATTAAGATGAGAGTGTATTACAATTCTTAAATTTTCACAAAATACGTTGCATTAATTATTATATTTTCGCCTTTTTTATGTTCTTTATTATCAGCCATGTCAATAGTAACTCTATTATTAGTTACACCATAATTCAAAAATCCTAGTGATGGCGTTTGCCCTATGCAGATTGTACAAGCTGTATAAGAAACATAATAATCAGAACTATCAATCGACAATAATGATTGCAAAGTATTAGGTAGATCCTGTAGTAGTTTACATCTTACATGAAGCTGAATAAGTCCATCTTGTCTACATGTTGCTTTTTTGTATGTTATATCGACTCGCCCTTGATAAGAATTAATAAAATCTGATATATCTTTATAAGTCATCATATTACTGTTTAGGAAACTTATGCCACTCTTCTATGCTCCATTTTTATATTATCATCATCTAGATTGCAATATATCATTGTAGTATTAAGGCTCTTATGTCCTAATATCTTCTGAACGTATTGTACCGGCATACCTTTATTAATTGCATTAGTAGCAAATGTTCGTCTGAATCTATGCGGATGTACATTTGCAACGCCTGCCCTCTTTCCTATCTTCTTTAGCAATGTCTCTATATTACCCTTAGTCATTCCATAATGATTACGGTTAGTGAATAAGGATGTACTTACTTCATTCCTTGCAGATAAATATTGCATAAGATAAAACATGCACTTGTCTGTCAGATACACTTTACGTTCCTTATTTCCCTTTCCGTATACAACACATTCATTTTTATTAAAATCTATATCCTGTACATGCAGCAATGATACTTCTGTAACTCTGCATCCGGATGAAACTAGAAATTCAATCAAGGCTTTCTCCTTATCTGTAACAGCTTTTTCTCTTAACTGTTCAAGCTCTGTATCAGAGAAAGCCTTCTTGATTTTCTGTTCAACTTTTATCTTCTTAATACGCAACATAGGATTCTTATCTATGTATTCTTCCGTTGCTAACCATGTAAAAAATGCAGATAATGCTCTCCTTTGATTATCCAGCGTTGACTTCTGCACTTTCCTATCAGTCAGATATTTAGCCAGGAAGAAACGTATATCTCCCGTGTTTATTTCCTTTATATTCTTTCCCACAGATTTCAAAAAATTATTAATAATTCTACAATACTGGTCTATAGTCTTTTCGGACTTGCCTTCAAGCCGCAAATTTGCAACATAATTCTTAACTATCCTGGTATTCGAATCATCATATACCACCAATTCTGTCTGCTTATTATTAATCTCATACTTATATAACACCACTGTGAATGCCATTTCCAACTTATTAGCCTGCTCCTCACCCAACACATTAGCTACCGCCATTAATAATTCTTTTCTTAACTGTTCTTCCATGATATTCATACCTCCAACATATTCTATAAGTATATATCGGAGGTATTTTCCTGCCTTTTCAATCCTAAATAAATGCACTAAACAGTAATATTGATAAGACAATGGTCAAATTAGGAGAATATGCTGTCAACAATGGCACGGGACCTCAAACCAACCCTGTTGGAGATAAAACAATTGAATTGAATGACGATATAAGCAATTATCGTTTTTTATATGTCGCTAGTGCATTTTATACAACTGTAACAGCGGTATTTGGAAGTATATGTATACCTACTGCTATTTTTCTAAACTCAAACGAATATATATGTTACCCCGTCAAGTTTGGTGATGAACCTAGTCCTAAGTGGGACACGATTGGTAGAAACGGAAATAGTAATTATTATATAAATTTACATTGCGGCAGCACATACCCAATGTCTATTTGGGGTGTTAAATGATTAATAAGCTTCAATAAACTTTTAAAACTGAAACAACAGCATATGAGGCATTTTTCCAAGTAATTGTCATAATGTCATTATTTAATTCCATACTCATTTGTTCATTAGATGGATTTGCAACTGCTACGGGTTGTTGATTACTACTAATTGCCCAAATACTGCTTTGTGAATATTGCGTTTTATTAATAAAAATCCAATAAGTACCTTTTTTTAATGTTAAGGTTGGTTCGCTTTTATAGTAACTTACCAATAATTCATTTAGATTATTTTTTAACAGAGCAACATCTGCATTAAGCCGTCCTGTGTTACCAGTATAGGATACAAAATCATTATAGGTAGCATTGAGGTTTGTAGTGAGCATTGGCTTGAAGATAAGATTAGTAGCTTTAAATCCTGTCTCTATAATAATTGCAACATTTGTATCTTTAGGCGTCCCTTTTATTATGTAAACTTTAGAGCCGCTGCCAAAATCACGTGCTGGTTCCTGAATATTACTCCAAAATTGTAGCCAATATGTACTAATCGAACCAGTTCCTGGACATCCTGTCAGCCATAAATCCTTCTGCGAATACTTTTCGGCAATTAACATAGTTGGTTGTACAACAAATGTTGCGGCACTAGTAGCCGTACCATTAAACGTATACGTACCATCCCCATTATTAGTGCAAGTAATACCATTCAGAGAAGAAGTTTCAAGTGTTGGGTTTAATAAATTAGTGCAAATATTATTAGTTAAATTACTGTTTAGTTCACTTATACCATCACTACAACTTTTAATCCCATCTTCCATGTGGTTAAGCCTATCCGGGCTCCATGGAGTACCGCCACTCCTTCCTGCTTTCCATACCTGCTTTACATATTCTACAAAACTCATATGTTTCTCCTTTCCATTTTAAAAAGTGCCATACTTACCTACAACGCCTTAATTATTATTATTACACCCATTCACTACTACCAGGATTGTAATGATATGATGCTATAATAGTATCATCTATATGTATACGTAAATATGTTCCATCCCAGGATAAATATATATCCTGATTATTATTAGCTATTGAACGATTAAGAACGCATCCATACCTATAATAATTGCCATTGCCGGCAGAATGCATAACATTAATTCCTGTTGTCTTAATTCCGCCTATAACAGACATTGCACAGTCTTGAAAATAACCCGTACCTGCGTTATTAACATATATATGACCCTTGCCAACTCTCGTATACTTCTGCCGGTTTGGCATATACCATAAATCTATGCCATCTCTTACAAATTTAGCTTCTAAACCAGCAGTTCCACAAAGGTACAGTCCCTGGTCGCCATCGTTTTTAGGTGCTGTTACACAATAGAATTTAGTTATTCCATCACGTTCATCTACACCAAAGATACCGGCAGACTGATATTGCGTATATACTTTATTAGTGTTGTTTCGTACTTTAATATCCCCTCCCATGATAGTGGCTGTTGTATCAATTGTATTTCCATTCCACCCGCTAATCATTTCGCAATTTGTTTCTATAACACCTTTTGTATTAATGAATAACGGATATTCAAACAGATTGTTTTTTTCTTTTGTAACCTGTAAGATGTGCGTTGTTGCTTTAGTTGCTTTATTTAGAGATACATCATAAGTATATCCATCGTCACTTTCAATTGTAGAATATATAGAAGTAGCACCTATTAGCCATCCACCTATTACACCGCTTTTGCACTTTGTAATCTCGCCATTAGCATTCAATGCAAAATTATCGCTATCTATCGTTATTCTGTTTCCGGAGATATTAAGCCCTCCCTTTGCAGTTATATTAATAGTATCAGCAATAGCCTCAATAGCACTCTTTAGCTGACCATCCTTATTCTCTATTAATGCTTTCAAGCTTGCAGATGTAGCATAATCCCCCAGCTTTGCCGTCACTGCAGCTGATATAGATGTACTATCCTTATTAATCGCCTGTGCTATCTCTGCTGTTGTAGAATACTGCTTTAATGCTGCATCTGTGTATCCGTTTGCACCTGTCGCAGCTGTATTAGCTGCATCATCTGCATACTTCTGTGTAGCATATGTTGCTTTCAATGAAGAAGTAATACTTGATTTATCATCACTAATCTCTTGAATAATCTTGTTAAGCATCTCAGTTGTCGTAGAATAGTTATCTGTCAGATTCTTCTTTGTAGAGGATAATTCACTTGTTATACCGCTTAAATTAACATCATGCTGTGCAAACCTATTAAGCATATAGCTAGTTTCCGATGAAGATATCTCTTCCCACTGCCATATATCGTCTTTTCTTATAAACCTCCATGTCTTCTTATTATCCGGATTATACGCTATAGCGCCTATATGCTCTGCGTAACTTTCATCAGTAAATTGCCAGGTATCTGTAGGCTCTGGGTACCAGTCATCAGCCGGATATACCGGCACGAAGAAATCTGTTGCCGGATAATTGTCCAATGTTGGCACTTCTGACACTTCATATGTGTTAAAATCCCCACCTGCACGCTTATATGTTTCAGATACATATGCCCTTACTTTTTCTGCAGATTGCTCAATCGCCGATGTCATATCCTTTGTGATCGTATAATTCTTAAGTGCGTCTGTTAAAGCTGCTGATGCCGTAGCCTCTGCTCCGGTTTGTGCCGAACCTGCTGCTGTATCTGCATAGCTCTTAACATCTTTTATAGCTTCTTTAAAATCAATTGTTGTTGTGTACGTCTTAGATATAGTAGTCGACAAGCTATCTGCACTCTGCTTTATAAGCGATTTTACCGATTCTGTAGTTGAATAATTATCTTTTATATCAACTTTTACATTACCAACTTCGCTTGTAAGTCCGTCAATTAACACCTGGAATGTTGCATACTTATTAAGCATATAAGCTGTTTCAGATGTAGATACTTCTGTCCATCCATATTCTCCATTAGCTTGCTTTAAGAATCTCCATGTCCTATTAGCATCTTTATAATAAGCAACAGCTCCAGCATGATTAGCATATTCTTCCTGCGTGAACTGCCAGGTATCTGTCTCTGCCGGGTACCAGTCATCATCAGGATATACCGGCACGAAGAAGTCTGTCGCCGGATAATTATCAAGCGTAGGTATCTCATTAACTTCATACTGTTCAAATGTTCCATCCAGCCGCTTACTTACATCTGACATACTTACCTTAAAGCTGTCCAATGTCTGCTTAACATCACTAAACTTGCTTTTTATAGAATTGCCTTCATCATCAATATCCGTCCACCAAAGCTTATGCTCTATGAATGTCTTAGCCTGCAGCATAGTAGAACCCCATGCCTCAGAACCACCATCAATGTAACTGTTAATAGTCTGAAACGTACTCTCTAATGTCTGTTCTGTTGTATCAACGTGTATTTTACTTGCTTTAAAGGTATTGCTCTTATCAGCATTCATAACGCTGAACACGCTATCTATATCAAGCTTCTTTCCTGATATAGCAGCATTATCAGATACCATATCATTCCGGATAATCGCTCTCTTAATACCTGATTCCTGAATACCATACAACGGGTCAAACATCAATTTTCCGTCTTTATCCCATATATATATGTTATAATCACCAGCTGCATCCTTACCCAGTTGGATTCGTACCCTGTCCTTATCGCTTATCTGAATAGTATTATCCTTCCAGATAGACTTGCCATCCTCACTATGCACATTCATTACTGTTGTATTAATGTCTATGCCAGTAAGCTTATCAAATGCCAGGTCTTTAATCATTGCACTTGTTATCTGTGCATTACCAATAACCGAAACAACAGAATTAGCAAAATCCGTTGTTATAGTTGTGCCGGCAGCCGAACCGAACAGAAGTGTGTTCACCTTTTCTACATCAACATTCAGGTCATTAACACTTGCTTTTATTGCTTCAAAGTCAGTTGCCTTTAAATCTGCAAATTCACCGCTAAGCGACTTAAGGCTCTCAATCGTTGCATATGTAATCTTTGCCACGTTCGACTTAAGATAATTGTTCCGGATATTCTCCAAGTCATTGTTAATAGATACAATTGTTTCTGCCTGTACTGTATTAGCCTTAACCCATTCTGCATCAACTTTCTTAGTTATAAGCTCCTTTACCAATATCAAATCCGAATATATTCTCTTATTCTGCTGTGTTGTTGGTCCTTTGAAGTCTACTTCCTGCTCTGTCTGTGTCTTACCATAAGATGTTATAGTCATAGCAAGACCACCATCATATTCCTGCTGGATGTTCATCACAGGCACCTTGTAGGCATCTTCACCATCTTCCACAGTAATCATATCCCACGGATCCTGGCGAACATCTCCTAATGTCTTAACAGATGCACCCCTGTAACTGAACCCACTAAGCTTCTTAAAGATATTATCAAGCCTGTCCTGTGTCATAAATGGATTATCAAATGTAACACCAAGTATTCCACCGCCAGATGTTAAAGTTGTAGAGTTATCAACATTACATGATAACTTTTCCAGATTATAATTGCTTTCATCTTTCTCAAAGCTCATTATCCTTGTCACATCCAGCTTATAATCCACATCTGAATACCACTTAATAACAATAGTTCCTGTTCTGTCAACACATGCAAAGCCACCTGCCATAGAAGCGATATATCCTATCATTTCCCTGTATGTATATCCAACTGGCTTAGTATCTATCATAATAGACGAATCTATGCCACTCACATCAGCAGGAACACCGCACCCAGCACTTATCTCATTCATAACAGATAATGCACTTGCCGGATAAGAAAGTTCAGATACATATACTCCTGTAGTCCTCATCATTCTGTCATATGCCGTAAATGTGGTTGTTGCCTGGTCACTTGTAGGATGTTCCGCTGTAAATAATCCAACAGGTACATATTCATACTTTCCAGTAGGAAGTTTCAATCCTATCTCTATAGGTATCTCTGTATTTTCGAACAGCTCACCTATCTTCTTAATAGTAAGTTCTATCTTGGCAGACACTGCCGAACCTAACTGCAGGTATTCTTCAGAACTGCTTGAAGTTTCATAACTGAGTTTCTTAAAGTTAGCATATACCCATTTATCATTAATCTTAAGACGTCCCCTGAATGTTCTGGAAGGACTTCTTATCGTAGCTTTATACGCATCAGATACATTGTTATACATAGGCTTATCTCCTATTCAATCATGAATTCAAGTGCTGCCATATTCTTAGATGTTGGTACATCATACTTATCTGTATCGCACATTTCAAGTACGCTCATTGGGATAGTCATAATCTCAACCTCAACATCAAGATTAGCTATATCATCCAGCTCCTTAAGCGCCTCTTTCTTGACCTTTTCACTAGGGAATACAATCTCATTGTCTTTCCATTCATACTCACCATTCTTATCCTTGGATGCCTTTTCATCCAGGACTTTCTTATTCTGTGCAGCTGCAGTGTCACACTCTGCTAACAATACCTTTAAGTTCTTGGCTATTGCATAATTAAGCTTTACTGGAAAATGGGCATTAATACCCTGTAATGCCACTGCCTTATTTCTTATATCACTAACTTTCAATGTCTGTTTCATGTTAATCTCCTTACTGTTGTATCAATGATACGCTTGCACTCCTGTAATAGAAGATACCATCACTCAGTTCTCCTAGCACTTCTTTGCTAAGTGTACCTCTGTATGTTGTTATTGTTATATCCTGTCCATCATCATGAAATGTTACAGGGAAGAAGCCGGCAATCAGCTTATCCTTTATAAGTACCAGTTCCTCTTCTGTTAACACTCCCCATCCAATAGACAGTGTTTTCTTCTCGGCTACTACATCTCCTAACATAGTTCCGTCCAATGCTCTGCCAGTTGATGAAGACCATATGATTTCATCATCAACCTTTAAACTTACCGGTGCAGGAAGTTCCACACCACCAGCCTGTATTATCATCACATCACCCTTTCAAAAAAGGACCTATGTGCTATTACACACATAAGTCCTCTGCATTTAAGTTACAATATCTCACATTTTCCTGTCTGCTTTGTATGCTCGTTAATCTTATCAACTACATACTTCTTAAGGCTCTTTCCATCTAACTGTATATCAAGATCTAATGTTTCCAGTATCTTAAGGATCTGCTTAAGAATACTTATAGCTTCGGCTAACAGTTCAGCACTAGATGCCATATCTGCTGCCTTTTGTGCCATTTCAAGCAATTTATCCTCAGGTGCAACAACTTCTCCCTGGTGTTTATTATCACCAATCATTGCGAGCTGTGGAGTGTTTGGCTTTACATATCCACCTTCTGCAAGGTATGGGATACTACCAAATCCAACTTCCGGTAAATCAAACCCGAAATGGTCACCACCTATAACCGGTACCCAGTCAGGTACATCAAAGCTTAAAGCATTCACCCTGCGGACTATCCAGTTAATACCACTTTCTAATCCATCAAGCATACCATTTATAAGTCCTATTACCATATTAATAAGCCCTTTGGCGATATCTACAATGCCACCAAATATATTATCAAATGCATTTATAATTCCATTCCATACATTTGACCAGGCACTACTAAACGTATCTCCAACGAAATCTACAATATTCCATAATGCATCTTTAATTCCGTCAATTACTGAAATAACTGCATTAAATATTGCCATAAGCACTTTATCAAATACTGACTTTATCGAAGATAATATATTTCCTATCACAGTAAATATATCTTTTAGTAAATTAATCACTATATCTACAGTACCTTTAACCAGATTTACTATAAGAGAAACAATTACTTTTATGATACCCCATATAGCCTCAAGACATCCTTTAATGATATCCTTTATGCCTTGCATACACTTATCAATATCACCTGTAAATATTCCGTTAAGGAACTCTATTACACCTTTGAGTATATCCAAAACACCTGTTACAATTTTTATTATTGCACTAATTGCGCCAGAAATAATTGCAACAATTTCATCAAAAGATGGGCCTAATAAATCTATCACAAAGCCTATTACATTTTTTATTAAATCATATAATTCCATTATAAAATCTGTGATAGTTTTAAAGAATGGTGTTATATATAAATCTGTCCAGTCTTTAACATCTGTCTCATGCTCTTTTAGATAACCTGCTACTAATAAAAAAGCATCTCCTATGGAATTTATGACATCGACAACAATGCCACCTGTCCATTCTGCTATAGGCTTAAAGAAGTTATCCCAAGCAGATTCAAACACCGGATTAAATACATCTAATACCGTGTTAAGTAATTCAAAAGAATCTGCTAACGTATTAATATAAGTCGGTATTAAATCTTCTATATACCAACTTGCCAGTGGTACTAACACATTGTAATAAGCCCATTCCAATCCAGAAAACAACTTATCTGTTAATGGTTGTGCAGCTCTCTTAAGGTTATCAAGAGATATTATCAGATTATCAAAGGATATTGCTTTAAGTGGCTCTAATGCTTTCTTGACTTTATCTGCCATATCAGATATTGCACTAGAAACATTAGATGTACTTCCACTCACATCTGGTACAAGATCAACTCTTCCGATTCCTGAAGATGTTCCACCTGTACTACCGCTTGAATCAGAACTATCATCTGTTGGCTCTGTCAGCTTATTTATCTGGTCAAATCCTGCAAGGGACTTCTCAATATCCTTTGCTGTCTTCTTAGCTGCATCTCCTATTCCACTTACATTATCTGCAGCACCTCCAGCATCATCTCCTATGCCTGCTATATCAGCACTTATACTTCCCATAGAGGATGATATATCGGCACCTGTAAGCATCTGCACAAAACTGGCAAATCCATCTGCCACTTTCTGCAATCCTGCAAGCAGACTATTAAATCCACGCAGAATAGGTGTAAACAATGCTATGAAGCCTTTACCAAGACTAGCCTTTAACTGTAGAAACCTTAATGTAAGTATTCTTGTCTGGTTCGCCCAGGAGTCCTGTGTCTTAACAAAATCTCCTGTAGCATTGGATAAAGCACTTGTTACGTACTGATAACGCAGCATTACTTTTTCCTGCTCTGTCATCTTGGCTGTAGTTTTACCGAAGCCGTTATTAAGTGCATACTGGTCTAAGTTAGTCTGAGTCATAATCACGCCCAAGTCCTTGAGCGTTTCAGTCTCACCAGTCCAGATAGATTTCAGCTTTGTATATGCCTCGTCCGTTCCACGATTGTAAAATGATGCAACATCACCGGTTAATCCCGTAACATTCTCAGCCATATCAAGTGCTGCTTTACCTGTGATACCCATAGCATTACTCATCTGGCCAAACACACCCATGTACTTCTTAGCCGACAATTCCGATAAGCCGAAGTTAGTCATAGCATTGGAGGCCCATTGGTCTGCCTGCCAGCTTAAGTCCTTAAACGCTGTATCAACTACATTCTGCACTTCTGTGACATTCGAACCTACTTCTATACAAGATTTGATAAAAGCTCCTGTTGCAACTGTTCCAAATGCTGCTACTAATTTTTTCCTTATGGTTCTAATAAATCCAGATGCATTTTTTGTTGCATTTTTTGACATAACTGTCATTTGCTTTGAGATACTATCATTTGTCTTTTCAGTTTCTTTAACAATATCATTAGATACATTAGATAAATTACTTCCCATATTTGACATTTGTTTAGTGAACTCATTATTTAAATTAATAAACTGCTTACTCGCTCGTGTAACAGTTTCTGATAACGTACTTGACACTTGTTTTGTAAATTCACTATTTATTTCAACAAACTGCTTATTTATGCTATCTGTTGCTTTATTAAGTTCTTCTAACCACTCACTTGTATCTAAACCCAATGTAAGATAAATACTTGCAATTTCTGTATCTGACATTTCCCCTCCTTTCTGGCACGAAAAAAGCTGCCTACTTCTTTGAGTAAGCAGCCTTAAAATCTCTTTGTAATCGTGTCCAATATTCTATATACTGTGGTGTTCCAACCATTTTTCTATTACGCTTCAGAAGCCAGTCATCATGTATCTTTTTCTGTTCCTTAGTAAAGCTGTTGATAACCTTAATATCTTTCTCCGCCCTTATACTTACCACTCTTCCAAGTGGTGTTTCAGGCATTATACCGGATAATAAAGAACAGAATTCAGACCAGGACATATCATCATCTGCACGTAATCTTATGCCATACTGTGACAGGAAGCTTGATTCTATCAGTTCCCAGTCATCCCACAAGTCATAGTACGTCTCACTTTGAGGGTGTCTGTTCCTCGCCGTATGTTCCTGTGGCAACGCTCATAATTGTGTTGTACATTTCCTTATACTCAGGAAGTGGTAAGTCCATATCCTCAATCTTATCAGCAGCTTCCTTGCCAACGAGCATTTCAAGAGCCTTTACCATAAAGCCAATACCATTGTCGCCATCTTCGCTAACTTTCTTCTCTGCCTCACTAGCCATAGCCTGTACGCATAGGATATTGTTCTTTCGATTGTTAACAGTTACAACCAAATCCTCTGTAATACGAATCATAGGTAACTGGTTAGTTATCTTCATTGATATGTCTATTACTTTAAAATCTGTCTTTGCCATTATCTTATTTCCTTTCTTTTATCTCTAAGCTACATGTTCTATATATGTTGGTCTTCCGTCAGACTGCGCTTCCCACTCAAGAGCTTCCGCACTTGTTGAATCTCCTGCCATACTTGTCACATTAATTACCGCTGGAATAATAAGCTGATCAAGATTAGGGAAAATAATTGATAACCACGTATTACAATCCTGTCCTGTCTTGGTTGCAAGTCTTGCAACGTAATCATTACCTGGATCACCATAATTACGTTTACCACCCATTGATATTCCGATTGACTTGGCTGTCATTAATCGTCTGGTCCATCCACCCTGATCCATTGGTTTCCATTCTTCCATGCTTCCGTCAATAGATATTCCAAGACTTTCTGCATCTTTAACAACAACTGTTGTTATAGTTTCTGGCGAATCTGATTTCTTTCTTCCGCTTGTGCATACACCAAACTTTATTTCATATACCGGATTAACATCTTCTTTTACTACTGCTTCTGCACTATATCCAGCAATTTTAGTATTTTCTGCCATATTTCTGCCTACCTTTCATAATAAATATCTAATTCTATTACACACTCAAAGATACCATTATCATCTGTTCCTACATCCACAGGCTCATCAACCAGCATTTTAGTGAAGAACACCTTAGTATCATTGATTGTGATATGGTTCATATCCCTAAGCATATTGTAGAGCTGTTCTGCCGTCTTCTCTGTGTCTCTGACACTGGTATTCCAGTGGACCAATATACTTACAGACTTAATACGATAAGAGCTGTTATTTAAGCCGCCTACCGCCATCTGCACAGATCTTTGCTTGTTATTATTGTAAACACCTATGCTCTTATCCTTTTTGTCGTCTAATTTGCCGCAATACACGTTAGTATTGTCTGCAATACCAAGACCTGCTATATAATCTCTTACATCACCTATTCCTAACATCACAACCCCGCATTCCTCTTATACAGCTTAGCAAAAGCATTCTTGGCAAAATTCTGTTTCTTACCGCCTTTAAGGTAATCATCAAGCCATCTGCCTTTAGCATTCGCATTTCCTTCATGTTTCTTGCCGCTTTCATCTGTCCAAGGTGTCTGATGGAAGTTGTATTCCGGATGATAGTACAATCTTCTTGCATAAGGCGTGCTTGATATAAGCTCCACCTTACCATTTGCAATATCCTGTGTATATACAAATGTGCTCTCATTCTGTAATGTACCTGTATCTCTAGGCATTACCTGCCTTTGAACAACATCTGTATGTATAGCTTCTGCAGTCTGTGCCAATGACACCTGTGCTGCTGCCGTAAGTCTTCTCACCACAGGCATATTAAGCTTAACTGTTGACTTAACATTCTTTGCCATTACATCACATCCAATCTTACATAATTAACTGTACCATCCGGATTACGGCACTTTGTACCCTTGTATATATGTCTTGTTACACCGAACACTGTTATATCACCTTTAGTAATAACAGGAAGTTCCGGTGCAATATCTCCAGGTATCAAAGCACATCCTTCAAGTTGTATAAGCACCTTTTCTGCTGTTAATTCTGTCTTACCGCTGTCCTGATAGTTACATAAGCCATCCCATATAACAGGCTCAAGAGGCTCTCCATAGACATTCCTGCCTTCTTGCGTTATCTCAAGGTGTATTTCTGTCTTACACATACTCTTTAGTATCAAGCAAGGGTATCTCATTCTCACACCCCCAGACTTAAGCAGCACAAGCCTGTCTGACATAGCACCCGGTATGTATCACGCTTTACAGCAATGCCATTCTGTACAAGCACATTCCAACTGCTGCCAAACTGCATAGATACTCCATTTACAGCATAATTCTGTAAGACACAATTAATCATATCTTCATTTTCATACTCAAAATCAGCCATATCACAGCATACGTCTATGACTATTGCCTGCTGGAACTCTGTCAGATTATCAAAGCCTCTTGATGTTATACGATTAAAAGTAAGCGAGTCGATATGACGGCTCGCCTGCTTTAATCTTCGTTCTATCTGTTCATCCGGGATAAGATTATGCTCGCTCAGGTACTGTTCTTTACTTGCATATACCATAGGCTCACTCTGCAATCTCTTCTGCAGGATCTACATCAACGAATACAGAATCAACCTTACCATCCTTGCCATTAGGGAATACGAATGTATCACTTAACTGGCGGTTCTGGTAAAGGTATCCGTCACCTTCTGTATGTGCTCCTGGTGCAAAGTAATAGATTGATGAAATCTTAGGTACTGTCTTGCATGTCTGACCACAGGCTACAAGAACATTAATCTTGTGAGAACCCTGAACAGTCTTCTCATAATATCCTGTTGTTTTAGGAGTAGATGTAGGCTTAGCAACAACTGTGTACTGTCCTTCACCCTTCTTCTCATAATATGTCTTACCTTCTGTCTTGCTTTCGTCTGTTGTTAACACATACTTAGACTTAAGTGGTGCAAAACCACCCTCTTCAACATCCCAGTCGAATCTGTCGTAGAATCTTTCATCATCTATAACTTCCATAAGAGTTACACCATCAATATCTGTCACTCTTGTCTCGATACCAAGACCGCCTTCTGCAATCTGAGTCATCTCAATCTTGCGTGTGAACTCCTTAGACGTCTCCAGATTATCCATAATATCTGATGATACGTACATGAGAAGACTTCCGTTAGCCTTATATCTTCTAAGCTTTCCCTTTGCAAGGATAGCCTTTAACTTAGAGAATGTGTTCTCTACTGTGTATTCTGTACCTGCTGTTTCAGAATGATATAAGGCTGTCTTCTGTGCTGCCTGTGCAACCCTGGAGAAGAATAATGCATCTGTCTCAGGAACAACCTGTGTCTGTTCAAAGATACGTGAGATATTCTGGATAGATGCTGTCTGATTAGTTTCATCAACATCTGCCTTATCTACCATAAACTGAACATCTCTATCGTGAGTTACTGTATAAGGAACATCCTTCTGGTTATACTCACCTGTGTTCCATCCACCTGATCTCTTATGATTCTTATAACCACTTACACTCATCTGTGTAAAATGGAAGGTCTTTGCATCTAACCATCTGACATTGTTTGTGATAAATGGTGATGTAAGTGTGCCCTGAATAAGAATTGCTAATAATTCAGGACTCCACTGTTCTGCATAATTTAAATTTGGCATATTATTTTACCTTTTTTAACCTTTCTTAATTGAATCTGTTCCATCTCTTTGTAGGAACGTTTACATTGTTACCTGCAGATGACTGCTGTCCACCTGTCTGCTGTCCTGCACCCATCTGAAAACCGGAATTGCTTTCAGTCGCCGGCTTAAGTGCAGGTACATCCTTTAACACCTGTTCAAGTGCGGTTTTAATGTTGTCATCTGATATCTTTCCATCTGTACCCTTAGCCTTACTGAAATCAGCCATCTTGAGTACATATGGAAGTGTCTTGGAATCTATCCCAAGTGTCATAGCTACCTGTGTAGCTGCCAGTTCTATACGAACCTTTTCTGCTTCCTGATTAGCCGCTGCCACCTGATTCTGTAGCTGTGCTGTATCATTCTGCTGTTGTGCTGTCTGCTGTGCCTTATTCTCCTTGAATGTCGCTATAGCCTGGCTAACTTCATCCTCTGATAGTCCCTGCTGCTGGAAATAGCTCTTAAGCACTGCATTTTCTTTCTTTGTTGTGGCAGTATTTACTATCTCCTGAATCTTGTCATAGTCAATTCCAGCTGAACCCTGACTATTCTGCCCTGCCGCATTGTTATTAGTTCCACCAGCGTTATTATCCTGACCGCCGTTGTCAGCTCCGCCATCTGCGAAGAACTGTAGATTAATAGGTAATGTCTTTCTCATACCTGTCTCCTTTCCGCTTACCGCCCGTCGGCATTTTCCTAAAGTTTATTGCCATTAAGTTTTGGGCATATAAAAAGGACGTCCATTGCTGAACGTCCCAGATATCAATATGATATTATCTATTTTATTGTATTCAATACTTCTTTGAGCTTATTCACTATAGACCTTTGTCTTGAATATAACATATATATAGTTGCTGCAGATTCGTCATTATCTATAAGAGATTCACCCTCCGCAAATGCTGTCTGAACAAATCCTAATGTTGCTGTTGTCTGTTCCAGTTCATACAAAGCATTCTCAAAATCAATTTTAGCAGACATATTACACCTCCATATTCATCTGTGCGTTAGTGTTCTGTATCTGTTCTTTCAGAACCACAGGCAACCTATAACCTTCAATTATGGCTATTGCTGTATCACACTGTCTACGCTTGATTGACTTGTAGGAAGTAACCTGAAACTGTCTTTTAAGCTCTCTGTATATATCTGTGTATACCTTACCACTCAAAGACTTATCGTGGTAGGCATTACTATCTTTACCACCTAAGGCACGAGTTCCAACCTTTCGAACTGCTGTTGTAATTCTGTCACATTCAATATTCATCAGTGGCATATCCTGCTTAAAGTCTTCCAGCTCCTGCTTAACTTCATCTATCTTATCATTGACTTCAAGAATTGCCTGACTCTGTAACTGGAGTTGTTCAAGTGCTGTGCGTGGCTTGCTGTTGTTTATATGTTCTTCCATATCGTGAAAACGATTGATGTATCTTGCTGTAAATTCCGTTCCCTTTGTGCCTGTAAGCTTATGTGCTATAAATTCACAGCCTTTCTTTGTTACATTGTAGCAAGGCAAAGCTCGTCCAGTACTATCCTTATATGTACTTTCCGTAAAGAAATCACTCAACGCAATTTTGCTTTCAGCTAATTGCTCTGAATATCTACGGATATCGCGTATCAAATCAGTATGTCTTTTATTTACCATTTCTGCTACTTCAACACTTGTAATTGTCTGTTCAATCTGTATCATTTCAATTATCTCCTTTTAAATTTGCTTGAAAGAAGTTCCCCAAAATGATATGATATATTTATCAGCGGGAAACCTCTGGTGTTAATATAGAAGTTGCAAACTTTGGTCGGGGCGCAACTTCTTATTTTTTTAATTCTTCATAGACCTTTCTTATCCCTATACGGACAATATCCGTTCTATTTTTCCCTGTTTTTTCACAACAATAATTTAACATCATTTCTTCTTCTTCTGATGTTCTTATTTCAAATCTTCCTTTTTTTGGATTGTCTGTTGGTCTACCTTTAGGACTCATATATTCACCTCCTTGTTTTGTCCGTACAATTATATTAATATATGTCCGTACATAAGTCAAGTACTTTTATTTAAGACATTCTTATTTTTGACCAGTTTCATATTTAAATCAATCTATTTTCATCATATTTCCACTCTAGTAGAATGTAATTTTTTACAATTAACTGGTCAAGAGGTTATTATTTTTTTCGATATATCGTATGCTCACCTTATCACTTTATTAAAAGCTTGTAAACTGCTGTATTTCTCTATATTTCTCGTCAGTTTATACTTTTTTATTATAATTTTTATAAATAAAAATTTAGCAAGATACGCATAATGTAATACATTATAAAAATACTGCTATTTTATAAATTTTATTAAATAATTATTATTGCAGCCTACCTCTGCAATTAAAAAAGACGCAGCCTTTCGCCACGTCTAATGTCACTTTCTTTTAAACATATATTTCCTTTCTGTTGCACCGGTGCAACTTGGGTATAAAAATACCACCAATCTTTCGACTGGTGGCTGTTACTTGTTTTCTTTTATTTCTGCTTTATCTTCATTATTGCTTTCTGCCTTTATTGGTCCTTTTTCCAATAATGCAATCAATTCATCAATTGTCATTCCCGGTTTTCCATCTAATATACCATCCATTGAAACACCTCCTGCCTCAATATTACCCTCTCTGTATGCCAACAGAATAGCATTTTTTTAAAAACAAATCAATACACTTATTAATATTATCACTATATTTTTCCTGACACTCTCTCATCAATTCAACCGCTCCATTATAATCAAAATGTTCTCCTTTTGAAATATATCGTACATCTCCTTGATTTGTCACAATGGTCATAGTTTTTATTGTGTCGTGTCTCATAAATACTCCAATATCATTTGCTGAAAAATCTGTTAATCCAGGATGGTTGTGACATAATACCAAAGACTTATCTTTTGCCGAATGCAATAAATGAAACATATCTGAATCAGAATATACATCTACCTCATGCCTTCCACCTTTTATAAATTTAGTTTTTTATTTGTTATTAAATCTACTACACATGCAACTTCATTACTGTTATTTTCATCTCTCGCAACTTTAAGTAAGTCCTTATGTACCTCTTTTATAAATTTATTATTATCAGAAGTAAAGCCCTTAGGATTAATTTCATTTACTTTATCTATTGCCTGCTCCGTTATTATAACCTTTTTGCCTCTATTTTTCTGTTTTAATACTTCATTTTCCCATTGTTCCTTTCTAACCGCATATACTTTCTTGTTATCCGGGTCTAAGGAGTACTTAGAAAGCCTATCAAACTGCTCAACCATTCTGCCCGCATACTGCTGCTTCTGGTCTTGCTTGTAATCCTCCTTGACCTGTTCTAACTCTTCCTTGGTAAACTTACTGTCTGGCTCTTCATCCAGCTCCGGGAAATATGTTGTATGTACGTCTTTGCAGTTAGGTCGTCAAGGATGGTAAAGACCCGCTGCTATTGCCGAAGACATTAACGGATAATTACCATCACTTGCATCACCTCCACTCCATACATCATCTATCAGCACCTTACCAACAAATGGAAGGCACTTAGGACAGGCATTAGCACGCTTATTCATAATAACTGTACTAATTCCCCAGGACTGTCTCATCTCCCCCTCTCCGGTTAGATATGCACGCTTATTGGCTGTCTGAATTGCCATCTTAGCATAATCTTTCATAGTATGCCTTGCGCCATTTGCATATTCAATACAGTTGATACCTGCTTTAAGGAAATCCTTTGTCGCCATATCAACTGCTTTCTCATATGTTCCTGCACCCGTATTCGCATACACCTGAGCATTGAATATTATCTGCCGGTATTTATCTTCCGACATTCTAAGCATTGCTTTTTCCGCCCTGTTAAAATCTGACTTCGTAGCTTTAATCAGGGCATTAAGCTTTCTTGTGTTAAGCTTGAAAAAAGCACCCTCAATGCCTTGTGACACCTTGGATGCTTTTAATCCCTTTTTCAATGCTCTTAATATCTTCTGTTCCTGCTCTGTGCCGCCTGTCTGCCTTGCTGTAAATATCATTGCATCAATTGAACTGTTTATATCACTGAATCTGCCCGCAAAACGTGTCTTGTTATCTGCTTTATATTTTTCTAAGGCTTTAAGCTGTTCTACCTGCCATTGTGTCCAGTTGAATCCAAGTTCATCTTCTTCCGCTCTGTGTCTGTCAAGATTTCGTATCATAGAAGCAATCAGCTCATCTTCTATGGCTCTAAAGGCTTTCTCTATGTCATAATCTGTGTTAAGTGCCATAAGCTACCTCACTTGTTATCAAAACCTGTGAAACTGTTATCAGCGCCATCAACTGAGAAGCCATCTGCCTGCATATTAAGTGCCGGCTCTTCCATATCAGATATACCCTGCTCAGCCTTAAGCCTTGCTATCTCTTCCTGCTTCCATTCATCATCCTTGGTATCTCCATACAACTCATCAACAGATGCCTCTATGCTCATAATGCCGCCCTGCTTAGCCTTGCTTACTGTCTCAACCTGACTTTCAAAGGATGGGTTAGCATATTCGCCAAATGTCACATCAATATCTATATCCTTAATAGCTGTCTTATTAAGCGTGTCTATGGCATTAAATGTTGCTGTAACCAGCTTAGGAAGAACTTTCTGAAGCTGCTCTACAATGTTATTTCTGCTGTAAAGCGTTGCTTTCTCTTTCTCTCTCTGTGCCTCTGCATTATCCAGCTTCTTAACATCTATGCCTAATGTTGATGGGCTCATAATCCCCTGTAAACAAAGATCCAGCGCTGTGATATATGTTGCAAGATAGCTTTCGTGTGGGATATTGCCCTGTACAAGCTCTATCTTATTAACTGTACCTTCTGCCATGCTGCCATCTGTTTGTATATATGCATTATCAAAAGCATTAGGCTTTAGCACTTTTCCATCCAGCGGATTCCTTGGTAGCATATTCTCCGGTATATATTCCTTTGTTCTATTCTTCCTTAAGGCATCCATCCATTGTGACCATGCTTCATCCAGCGCATCAAAGTTATCTATCTTTGCATCAAATATGCTTTTGCCTCGTCCTGTATACTTAGCTGACTTATAAAACATAAGGGGAACAGCCATTATAAACTTGTCATTCCAGGTAACATCACTAAGATGTGCCAGCTCCGGTATAACACTTAAATCATATTCCCTGCTGCCTCTTGTAAGCTCATAATGTATGTAGCCTATGCCATAATGTTCAAGTAATACATATTCCTGTCTCTGGACGTTATACACTGTCTTAAACACTATTTCCTTAACTCTTCCCCTGTCCCTAATAATCTCTGTCTTATCACCAGAGTAGAATTCCAATATAGGATACTTGCTAAGGTTCGTATCGAACGATATCTTGAATGCTCCATCACCGATATAAAGCGTTTCTGTTATTGCCTGCTTAACTAGCTCAATGAAATCATTTTCCTCTGCTATCTTATCCCATTCTGTCTGCCTGCTGCCAGCATCTATTAAATTCATATCATCTGTTACTATACTGGCCAGCATATCACATAACATAGCAGGGAGACCCACGTGTATCTTTCTTATCTCCATACCTATTGTACAGGATGCAGACCAAAACCTTGTCTTGTCACCATCTATCTGGCTGTATAGCTGTGACAGTTCTTCACTCTCACCTCTGTACCATATCTGGTTCTTTATGGCATTTCCCTCGTAATCAAGAGTTTCCTGTATGCTTATGGATCCATTAACAGCCGGCTGGATGTGCAGCCACGTTCTTATTCCTGTTTTTATCTTCTCTGCCATACTTGTAAATATGTTCACCTCTCTCACTCTCCTATCTGGAATTATGTCTTATTCTCTATACCTATCCTGCTTCGATAAGGAATCCAGCCATACTGTACGCTGTTTACCATATGGTCATTGCCATCCTCAGGCTCACAGTCCTTATCTTCAAGCCACGAATACGTTTCTAACTCTGTCTTGTAATTCGTGCACGTATCGACAATATAAAAGCTTGGCTCTCTGCCCTTCTTGTCGTTAAAGGACATCCAGCCAAGCTGTAAGTTAATTCTATCTATTATGGTTACTTTCTTATACGCATTATTGAATATATACAGGCATTCATGATGTTCTCTCTTATACTTGGCAAATTCTGTTATTGTCGCCTGATCCGCGTTATCAACAAATGTATTCTTTGCCATGCCGCCCCATTCTTTTCTGTTGCGTTCCAGGAAGTCTATGTAATTCCTTACTGTATCACTTGGAGCTATTGGTATATCAAGTTCTGCATTGTTATACACCTTTTCATCCAGCACTATCAGCTTGCCCTTGTTTGTTATTCCCATAAATGACATAGCAATCGTATCCGGGCTCTTGGTTGAATAAGCTGTATCAAGTCCGCTGGTGAATATTATGAAATATTCGCCCTGCATTTCATCAACCTCACGTCTGATGTATGACTTTGCCTGATCTCTGGTAATGATATGCCTATTGCAGAAATTTGAAAAGACAAGACCGGTAGCCTTGCCTCGTAATCCCAATATCTTATTCTTGTATATCTTAGTACCAGGTGGATAACTTAATTTCTTCTGTTCTATCTTCTCAGATGTCATAGATATGTTATCTATCATCCTGAAGAACCAATATACCCAGTTCTTAATAGGCTCACATCCTTTCAGATCTTTCCATATTTCTTCCGGCACATCTGCCTTGTACTTATCAATCGGTCTTGCGTGATTGATGTATTCTGAATATATTGGCAGCGTAGGCGCATCCGGATTAAGCGTACCTACAAAGTATTCAGAACGTCCGAATATCTCTCGTATGAAGTCTATGTTGGCTGTATTGCGCTCATCTACCCACACACATCCAAACTGTGAACCCAAGGCATTCTTCCACTTGCTGGCATTATCGTAACCGAGAATATATATTATCTTGGTACTGCTGCCAGTTTTGAATTTAATATGCGGAAGTTTATTTTCTTTATCGCCATTACCACAGTATTCAAGATTGGGAAATATCTGCAGCAATCCCATATCAGCATTTATTATATTCTTCTCAATAACACCTGTTGTATTACCGGCTATAACATGCAACTTCATATCTGATTCAGCTACATTCATAATGAACTTAACAGCTACTGTTGTTGTCTTTCCGGATGCAGTTGAACCCTCTAAGAACTCTGCTCTTGCTGGTGTGTCTATGTAATCCCAGTACTTATCACTTAGAAGCATCTGGCTCACCCCTTGCTTTACGCTGTGCAAGAAGCTCCTGTAATTCACTCCTGGTTGTATCGTTTACATTGGCTTCTATCTTGTCTGTGAATATACCTAAATGCTTGCCAAGAAGCTCTAAGGCCTTAACCTTGTCACAGGACTTAACTTCTAATCCATCTCTACCCTTCTTGATAACAGCAAGAGCTCTTTTCTGTTCCTCTGTCAGTTCCTCCGTTAATACTGGCTCTACTGTTCTATACATAACAGGCTTACCATCTTTATCCAGTACATCCACAAGTGCTCCACCCGCTTCTACTTGCATCTTCTTTTCAACCACATGTGCATAATCCGCATTATTAGAAAAAGCTATCAAGGCAAGCTCCTTGATAACTCTCTCCTGGGTTATCTCTGTACTCCTTGATAGCTCTTTTTGTCTTTTTGCTATATATTCCTGCACCTTAACATTTCTTAACAGTCTTGATGCCGTCTGTTCTGCTGTTTTCGATGAATACCCTGCCCTGATAGCTGCCTGTGTGGCATTAAGGTCTATAAGGTATTCTTCACAGAATCGCTTCTGTTTATCTGTTAATGCCATACAATCAGCTCCTTTCTGGCATAATAAAAGACCTCATTTTAAAAACAAGGTCTTCACACTATATTACTTATTTTTTTTATAATATTTATCGTATTCAATTTTATTACCAATAAATTCTATTACTGACACTATCATAACAGCTATATCTAATGCTGTCAGCGTGCCAGCAAATATACTTTGTGCTAAATTAATACTTGTCAATACAATAACAAAAAAATATCCTGCTACTTTCCAAGTTGAAACTGCATCATGTTTTTTATCTTTAGAAAATATCTTTATACCTCCTCCTACAAAAGCCATTATAAATACGAAAATTAATACAGATAAAAATGCTACTTTCATAAATATCCCTCCTTATATATTTTATATATCGTCAGGTTGCTTATATTTCTTAAGAGTTATTAAAAAAGACACCAGCCTTAAGCTAGTGCCTTACGATATGGAGGTATACACCCTTTTATTAATGTTAGGAGAATGGTGCTAGCTCTCACCAGCACCACCGGGGATATTATTGAATTCAGACTTGCGTATGTCTGTGAAACAATGCACCTTACATCTGTTCCACGATAAATATTACCACATATAAAACGAACAGAACGAACAAACTTTTATTTTTCTTTCAAAAATCTTTCAACAGCCATCCTGCATCCATCTGCAGTATAATGCTTCCCCATACTGTGTGCAACTTTTATCCAGGAATATTTGTTAATGTATCTGTACGTAATCATCCTCCTCATAGTGCTGCTCTTTATCTGGTATATGTAATGCTCTGCAAGTGCTATCTGCTGTTCTATCTTCTCCAGAACATCTTCCTGCTGCGACTTTCTTAACATCAATAATGCCATCTGAGTATCATACTCCGAATATGGGAAACCTTCTATCTTGAAATGCTGCTTGCCACCATTTCCGCCTGATACACTATCTATTACAGTATATCCTTCCCGCTCCATCTTACTTATCCTTTTCTCTATCTGAGATATAGATTCTTTTAATGATTCTCTCTCCTTTACCAAGTCTTCATACTGTATCAATATTTCTTTGATATTGTACTGTTCTTCCACTCACTACACCTCTCAAATATATTTTTGTATAAAAAAATGCCAACCATCAAATAATGACGGCTGACATAAATTCAACTTAAAAATTGTATAAAAGATATAACACCGAAAAATATTGATAATATAATACTAATTATTCCTATTACATCTTGTCTTTTTTTACTTTTATCTTTCTCATAAACTGTATCTTGCAATTGTTTTATTTCAATTGCAACTTCTTCTACTGTCTTTTCATACTTATCAGTTTCTTTATCATCCCTATAATCAATAAGCTGTTTTATCAATACATTATTTGCGCCATCTAATATATTCATTGGGAATATTTTATTGTAATAATGTATCAAGCTTAATATATATTTTTTAAATTGATTCTTATCTTTTTCTTCAACTTTAAAATCATACTTTTTCAGTTGGTCTGCGTTGAATTCTATTAAATATTTTTCTAATATAGTTTCTATATTTCCATAATATCTTTCTAATTCATCATTTCCATTGATAATATGTTTGTATACAATTTCTAATTCACTAATGCATTGATCATATTCATTTTCTCTATAATATGACACTAATATATTACCAACTGATTTAAACATCTTCTTTTTGCCAATAAAAAAGATAATATCTTTTGAAAACAATATTAACATCCAATATAGATAGCCCATTAATATAACACATATTGCAATAAAAGCAACTACTATTAATATAGATTGTATATTTGTCATTTGTTTCTCCTTAATGTTACATTATAATTTATTATATACAATTTAGCGTCATTATTCAATTATCAAAGAACATTTTATAAATCTTATTGACTTCTTTTTAGGAGTACCTTATACTTGCTCCTACAAGGTACTCCTTGTGTTTGGACAATCCCTATGTGCTGGCTAGGCTGTGAGGGATTGTCTTTTTTCATTTCTTTTTTTATCTGCCAATATTATGAGAATATTAAAAAAATTCTTTACATTCTCAGAAGCTTCCATACTATCCGCGAATTCTACACACTTCTTGAAATTTTTCTCTGGCATGTCAATTAAATTTTTTAATATTCCAATTATCTCTAAATCATTCATATTATTATCTCCTTTGTTTTATTATAGTTTCATTATACACTATAACGCAACATTGTCAATACTCCAATGAATACTTTTACACTATATTGAATATTTTTATTCAATAATGTATAATGTTGTAAAAGGAGGTAAATAATATGAGTAACGATATCCGTAATGAAATCAAATCATACATTGCTAAAAGCGGTATGACATTAACCGAAATCATATCTGAATATAATAAAACTCACGAACCAACTACAACTCAAAACATTTCCAACAAATTAACTCGTGGAACAATTAAGTATAGCGAATGTCTCGCTTTAGCTGATATAATGGGATATGATATCACATGGGTTAAGAGAGGGTAATACCTCTCTTTATTTATGCTAAAAACTTATTAATAAAATACTGCTGCCCTCTTCCAGTCACTTTAGTTGTTCGATTTATACGAACTGAACCATCTGGATTATTTATTGTACTTTCTTTAACCTCAAATAAGTTCATATCCATGCTCTTCTGCGTTGGCATATTGTAATCTGAACCGTTCCGCTTTATTAAGTACCCATTTTCACGCAACCACAAAAACAATCTCTTTTGCCCCATATCAACACCATTCTGCTTAATCAGTTTGGCTAAATCACCAATCAATATTGATGTAGTACTTGTAGCTACTGCATCCGCAAATATCTCTTTAGGTTTCATTCTATGATTATCTTCTATGAGCTTTGAATTATCTATCTTAAGACTGTCTATGGTCTTATTAGCTAATTTCAGCGCTCTAGCCATAACCTGTTCAGGTGTGTTCCACGCCTTTTCTAAATCAATTAGATACTGACGTACTGCTTTACCTTCTGAGGTACGCTGAATCATACATATCTGTTTTGCCATATCAAGTGATATGTTATAATCGACTTGAGGTCTTCCCACACTTTCTGATATTTTACTCATTTTTGAGTAAAAGTCTTCTCCCTCTGAAAATCCATATTCGGTCATTCTTTGAAACCAATCATTAAATCTTGTCTTAATTTTTAATTCCTCATGAAGCTCTCTGGCTGATACTGTCTGTGTCTCATTATTTACTGTTATTAAAGTATTCATAAATTTACATCCTCCTGTTTTATATAATAAATAATTTAAAAATCCTAATGTAACTTCTAATTACTTTTGAATTAACTTCCTGTCTTTCGTATGCTTGGAAGCACCTCTGATGTAACCCAGTCTGTAAATCTCTCTGCGCTGTCTTTACGGCTCTGAAAGATTGTCTTATAAAGGTTGGCTTCATTAATAAATGCAGCTTCCTGTTCTCTGCCTAATCTGTCTATGACCTTACTTGTAGTAACCCCATCTGTTTTAAGTCTTGTTTTAACTCTGCTCGACTTGGCTTGGACTAACCTTTGACTTAGATGGACTAAGCTCAACCGCACTAATCTTGCTCGCACAATCCACAACTACTGTCTGTGATACTGGATGAATGACAGGCTCCTCATCCACACCGCACTCTTTAACCCTGCTCTGAGAATCAGCAGGCTTTGGATCCATACTATCAGTAATGTCTTCCACCATAGCCGTTATACACTCCCTAAGGTTGCTGATTTTATCTTCCAGATACTTTCCAATCTGGCTCTTTATAAAGTCAGATGTATCTGTGGCTATATCCTTAAGTCCTGGAACATTCTCAAAAGCTGTGTACCCGATATTACGTCCATCTTCTGTCAGCTCCGCCTTGTATAACACCTCTGGATTTATCTCCTCATAGGCAGACTTCACCTGTAAAAGCCTGTCAGTTTCTGAAACAAGATCCTTACCGAACCTGTTAAGATACTCTAAATCTAACATGCATACTCCTTCCGTCAGTTACTAAGCAGCGAGTCATAAAACTCATCTGACCGCCGTTCACGCTGACTATAATTTGTAAATTTATTTTTCTTTGCGCGCGCAGGCGCTATATTATTTAGTTTTTGTTTTTGTTTTTGTTTATATATGGCTACGGTTTCTCCTACGGTTTGTACTTCGGTTTGTACTACGGTTTCTCCTACGGTTTTCCCTACGGATTTGAAAGTACAAATTTTATATTTATTGGGACTTCCTTTTTTTCCTCTCTGGAATTCTATCAGCCCTGCTTCTATTAATTTATTTCTGTTTTCGACTAACGTAGCCTCTCTTGACATCTGACAACGAGACATTACTCGCTGGTTATCTACTTGTATCCACTCGCACCACCCTGCCATATTATTGATACTTAATAACTTGTAGTACAATAATTGCGCAGCACTCGGCAAGTAATGACTTTCGAGCCACCTTTCAAACCCGTTCAGTTGTTTTATATAGTCGATTCTCTGCTCTGTATTCACGGCTTCACCTCTTCCAGCACCACTTCTATACGTGGATTATGTTTATCTATGAAGAAATGGTCCTCAAAGCCTACTATGTTATTCCATCCGTCATTATCAAGCACCTTACACTTAACAAGTGCATCCTGTATGAACTTATGTGCAACCCCTGCTATATTATCAAGGTCACGCTTTCTGTTAGGCTCATAGAATGTGTATTTAATCCGGACTGGATTATTTATATGGGTACGCTTAAGATTAAGCCTTATAGCGTTAGATATGATCATCTGATACTGCTGCTTCATATCGTTGCCCGTACTATGCCGGTTATGAAAGCTTCTTTCTGCTTTCAGGTATTCGTTTAATCCTGGAAGCGTACCCTTGATTGTAAATGTATAGAGCATTCAGCTCCTTTCCGCCCTGTGGAAGTATGTACCACAGGGCTTATATGTATTTCTGTGACAACGTAGATTGTGTGATATTATAAAGTCACAGATAACTCCTTCCAAACTCCTGTATAAAGTATTCTCTGGTGCCATAATGCTGCTCATAATACTTCTGAGCCATCTTCTTAAGTCTTGCATCTATAACACCTGCAGATTGTCCTGCGTGTGCACCATTAGGATGCAGATCCGGACGAAGTGGAACTACGAATCCGTACTTCTCACTCTTCTTTCTATTAGGCCCGCCGAATATATGATGCCTTTCTACTGGTGACGTATGTGTGAATATACATTCATCCATGTTATCTGTGAATACACTCTTAAGCTTCTTACTCATATGTTCCACCTTTCCTTAAGCTGCGACAGCTCCACCGGAGACATCGTATCTATCCCCAGTTCCTTGGCATCTGCCACAGTTCCATCTATTAATACTGACATTTCGTGGGTGTTATATGTATGGCTCCCTCTGATCAGCTTGTAGAAAAATACTTCAACATCATTTTCTTTCTCATACTTGATATACTTAAGATGAGGTTCTTCCATTTCATATGCTGCTTCTATTGGAATGTTGGTTTTTATAACTGCTGCTACTCCCTCAGCCACCTCCTGAGGTTGTCCATACCGCCCCAGGAGAATGTTCTTAATCTTTGCCTTAGAAGTATTAGTCTTATCAGCAATCCTGCCTACAAGAACGTGAAAATATGCATTGGCATCCAGGCTTCGTCTTTCCCTGTGAGGCTTAATCTCTATATCCAGCTTGTCCTTATCTCTAAGTTCTATGAACTGTTCTGCCACATCACTATCAACTTCCAGTGTCAGCATCTGTTTCATAGTATTAAAATCAATGGCTACATCCTTGTATCTGCCTGTACACTTCATTATTCAATTACCTGCTTAGAAGGTGTTGCTCTAAGTGCTTTCATTACAATTGGGAAGATACCTTCTGTAATATCTTCTAGTTTATCAATATTAAACCTCGTATATATTGTCTCATGCGATACACCGGTTCTTGCAATCTCCTGCTCAATCGTCAATATCTTAGGCTTTGTTATTTTCATTGCTTTTATTTCAGCTTCTTTTGCTTCCTGCTCTTTACGTTCAGCTTCTTCTTTCTGTTGTTTCTGTTCTTTCGTAACTTTTTCTGCTGTATCCGAAGTATCCAGATTATCATCTTCACTTATTTCCATAGCTATCATATACAAATATCTTCTGGCATAAGTAGTTACTGCACCTATATTCTGCATTGCCGTAGCACCCTGTATACTCACATTTGCAGTTGGTATACTAAATTCTATTGTATCTTCCAACTCCTCAAGATTAATAAGTATAAGACTTGCCTTATTCTCGTTGATTGCGAATTTAAACAATGTCTTGTGAGCTGCTGCAATGCTATTGCAAGAAGGAAGAAAGTCAGAGAGTTCGTAATATTCATATTTGCTATATGTATTTTTTCCAGTCTTTACCAACTTCTTTGATTGCAATTCAACCCTCATCTCTGCAAGTTTTTCATAAATACTTTTTTTCTCTGCCATATTAAACCTCCTGATACAATACACCTGTACTATCTATATACTCACATATCTTATTCTTGTCAGATTCTGTGCAATATATCTTTATGGTATATTCATTTGGTTTATTATCGAAAACTGTATAAGCTGCTGACATATCATCATTACCAGTATTGTTACAAGCCGCTATAAAAGTATCATCAGCACTTTCGACATCCTGTTTAATATTCTCTTTGTTAATTTCTTCCTGTCTTTTTTTATCTTCTTCAGCCTTACGTTCCTGTTCCTTTCGTTCCTGCTCTTTTCTTAATATCTCTGCCTTATCTGCCTCATATTTAGTTATTACATTAATGGCAATAGATAAATTAAGTGTACTTTTAAATGTATCTAAGGCTTTCTGCTCTGCATCACTATGCATATTCTTAATTGTCTCTATAGACATTTGGGCATTATTAACATATGTTTCTATAGCCTCTTTAATTTTTTTTGCAGATGTTCCCTTATTTTCCCACGTTTTATCATAAATCTTACTTAACGGAAGATATTCCTGCATTCCTTCTATACAGCTATCATATATCTGCTGTATTTCTTCTTTTTTCTGTTCAATACGCTTATCCTCGTACTCTTTTGTCTGCTTTGCAATAAGTTCTATTGGCTCAGCTATGATCTGCTGAAGTTCTTTTATTTTGTCCTCAAAAGCATCATATGGCTGCATATATTTTTTCTTAACTTCTTTTCTTTTATCATCAAGACACTTACTAAGCTTTCTTAATGTTGCAACTGTGCTCTTTGCCTCAATAAGAGTATCTTCTGTAAATACCATTGTTTTATACAGATTCATGGATGCCTGTACATTTTCCTTAATATCATCAAAGTTACTAATGTTTAAAATTCCATTTGTCTGCTCTACAGACACAACCATCTCATTCATTTTTTATCTCCTATGCCAATTTTTTCTAATAATTTTTTATTTTGTTCATAAATCAGATTAAATTCATACTGTCCATTCTTTGTCACTCTGAATTGTCTTAAATAACGTGCTCTTTCATCCTGGCAATCACATTTTTCTCCAGGATCCAGATTAGCCCCACATATAGGGCACTCATAATTCCACATTGCTTTTTACTCCCAAATGTTCTACAATATAATTGGTTTTTTATCATAGTTGTTGAGTTGCAGTGGTTGTGACACTGCAGCTCTTTTTATATGTTTCTGATACGATAATCACCTATTGGGACACCTGCTTTACACTCCAACCTGTGAAGCCTTAACATCCACTTGGATGCATCTTCGATTCTTCCATCTGCAATAGCTGCATTGATTCTCTTGCTAAATGCAATTATTTCCCCTGTTGTTCTCACCATGTCACTCCTTTCTGACATAACCTAACGAAGTCAAAGCCTGTTCATTAAGTCGCTGCCCGTACTCTTTCTTCTCTTTGTCCGACAGTGAATCGTAATCGATAATCTTGTCACCATCTATAATCTTTATTACTATATTCACACTCTCACCTCTGACTTGTGGTTACTGTCTTATATGCTTACACTGAATGTCCTGATTACAAATTATTAAGGTTTTATATCAATATCCATAGGATTCTCTGTATGAAAATACATCTTGTAATGATATGGATCTGAATGTGTTCCTGTTATATCCTCAACAACATACATTGTGTAATCATTGAGATATATGTAATTCTTTCTGTATTCATCTGCGCCAGTTTTAACCGTACATACAAGTTCATTTTCACTATCATTGCTTATGCTCATATAGCCTTCTGCTTCCATAATGATTTTATCTGTACGTGCGTTGTATACTGTTATTTTTCGTTCACACTCAAAATAATCTGCCTGCTTTGACATATTGTAATTAACTTTATCTGCTTCACTACAACCTGTCATTGTTAATGATGCACCTAATATTAAAGCTGCTAATATTGTGTTTTTTCTCTTTATCACTTTCTGTCTCCTTGTATAAATATCTTGTTTAATCCTGTTCTAGCTCCTATACTTTAATCACAGGCTATTGCCGTAGCCGAGTAATCACGAAAGGAGTAGCTTATTATGATTAACAATGATGTATTACTTCAAAAAACAGTTGAAATAACAATTGCTAAGTTATCTAACTCATCAGTACACACTAATAAAGAAGGTGGTGCCGCTGTTGCTGATTTTATGCAACAAATCTATGATAAGTTGGCTGAACTAAGCAAAAATGATTTTTCTAAATAATTTGTTATTTCATCTTGGCTCTTGCTGTTATAAGCTCTGCAAGAGCCTTTGTTTTATCCGCTATTTCGTTTTCATATAAGCTAGATGCACTATTATTTTTCACAATATCTGTTATATGAATAGCTAATTCTGTTATCAGCAAATCTACCTGTTCTTTCACGCCCAAACCTCCTATCCAAAAAGTATTACAATCACTAGCACAGCTATTAAAAATATATTGGGAAGTTAGGATGCCTCTCTCTGAATGGTATCCTTATAACCTCATAATGCTTAATGCCAGATACTTTCATTTTCTTTATAGCTGATACCGCCTGTATAAATGTCTTGGCTTTCTCTTCTATGAATGGTTCGTAGCTACGGATAATGTACTTATATGTTTTCTTCGCAATTGCTCTCACCTCCTTGTATGTTACTTGCTTGAAATAGTTACCTTTTTTGACTTAAATATTCTGTCGTAACATTCTTTACATACACCCGAACGCCATCCAAAAAATACTTCAGCCTTGTTTCTGCAGCCTATAACAAGGCAGCGTTTCCGTATTATTTTATAAAGCGCTCCTCCGGCTTCATCATGTAAGCCAAATTCTTTTCTTAGGATGTTCTTACTTATTTGAACTGCTATACCAATTAAAATAAGTATCATTGATACATATACTATTGCTGTTACCATATAAATACCTCCTTGTTATGTTACTTGCTTTGAATGTTTACTTGAATTTATTTCAAGTTAAAATTCAAAAAAAAAATTAAAATTTTATCTGATTAAGAGTTACACCGAAATGCTCAGCAAGAGCTCTAACCTTACTTACCGCCACATTAGATATATCTTTTTCCCACGAGCAGTATGTTTGAGGAGAAATTCCGATTTTGTTGGCAACTTGCTCCTGTGTTTCGTTTTTTCTTGCTCTTAATTCTTTAACGGAGAACTGCAT